TAATTTGCTAGTGTAAATGTCCCTACTGCACCACTGCCGCCACCTCCTGTAAATATAAGATTGTGTGGGCCTGCTGTTGCATCAGAATATGTGCTTCCCTTACTTAATAGCTTAATTTCTTTGATTGATCCATCAAACGCCTCCCCGCTTGTATTCTCGAACTTTACGTAATAATCGTCTTGGTCAACTTCTATGTCGCCTGATATTTTTACGTGGTTATCTTCAAATGTACTGATTGGTAAATCGTTAATGCTATTTATTTCATCTTCGATAACACCTACACCTTCGCCTGATATGCCATCATGTGTCTGTACTAAAAAACTATCATTGCCTGCGTACTCTATTAAAATAGCATTACCATTTGTTACATCGCTATAATCAGGGGCAACTACTGAAGGAGTAAGTATATCACCTTCAAGATGTGCAAGTGTAACAACTATATCTGAAATGTTTTTATCAATAATTGCTGCCCAGATTCCTTGTGCAATCAATTCGCTAGAAGCATCTTTGGCACTACCTGGAGCATCTCCAGCTTCATTTGCTGTTGTGTCAACACCGTTTACTTTTGCGTTATTGCCTGTTGCGGTTGTCCCGCCTCCTGACGTATAAGTACAGTGCGTTGCATCGCCATTAATTACAATATCTACATGATAATCTTTTGCGTAATCCCCTTGCTTAACGAAGACGATCGCTTTTTTCGACTGAGCATCTGAGTTATTACTGACTGCCCCAACTGTCGTTGCCTTATTCAGAATGAAGGTTGTATCAGCTACCGTTAAGGCTTGTAGATCACGCCTTGGGTTGAGCGTATTGGTGTAAGTCGGGTAGCTTGTGGTTGTTCCAGTAGGAGCATCGTACAAGTTGATACTACTACCATCGGCGGTGTCGTAAATGACTGGAGCTGTGTCTGGCTCAATTACCAAAAGATGTCTGTTATCAGCATCTCGGTTAATCAAATACACGAAGCTATCTGGATCAATGGCGGTATCCGTACCCAGTTCCCCGACAAATTCAGTAAATGGTCTCTTCCGCAATCCATCGACAACAGAACTAAGTGCATTCTCCTGTACTTCGTGTTGCCCAGGGAAGCGTAGATTGTCAGGTTGCTGCGATACGCCCTGTGAAAGATTGGGTGTACTGGTATTGATCAGTGCCATCAACTACGCCTTAATGTGGTTTGGAAATCTACATTGTCAAAAATTGTTCTGTCCGAGTTCTTGCCTTCTGCTGCCTTGGCTAGTCGTTTGGCCTCCATTTCGTCACGCAATGTAAATACCTCTCCTTCACCATCTCCTAAATAACGTGCATTCATCTTGCGTCCTGCACGAATGGCAATCCAGTTACGGAATGCTTCCGGCAGTTGTGTCCATTCCAAGTAGAATACAATCTCCACCTCTAAGTCTTGTGTGAAAGTATCTGTGTGGTTCTTCTTGTCGTACAGGGTAGTGCCTCTCTGGACTACATCAATGTCTGTGTACTTATTAACTTCGGTGTCTACCTTCAGGACGTTACTCGCAAGCGTAATCCTGTTGTCCACGTCCCGTACTAGGTCGTACTTCTTCTCTGTGTTGTAATGCCAGCCTCTCGACTGGATCTCTCGACTTGTATTATCAAGTTGTCTTTCTGCCAACACTGCGTGGCGTGGCTTTCCTGAACCAGCCTCAAGGGTATTGACTGGGTTCTCTCCCATGCAGTCTAAGACGATGTTGACTGCTTCCAGCTTGGTAGTAAGTGCGAGTGCCATAATAATTTTCTGTGGAAAGGGGGTAGCAGGAAAACCATACTAAACCTACTACCCCCAGAACACAGAAGGGTAAGTGTTATGCTACAAGTTCGAGCATGGATTCAGGACGAAGAACACCGTGACCACATGCCATCTTCGCTAAGAAGACCCATGCTTGGTATTCCATTTTCCATTCCATCTCGGTAGCGAGATCCATGAGTTTGACTACACCAATGGCAGAACTGTGACCGATAACACCAACGGTATTACGGAAGTCACCATTGTAACCAACGCCATTACTACCGAATACATCATTGTTCGATGCACCTTGACCAGTTGCAGTAGCAGACAAGTTGGTAGATGGAATGTGGTTGGACTTGTAGACACGGATGCCAGCAATATCCATCACCTTACCAGTAGACAGACTGCCGGAACCTCCAATATCGGCATTGGCAGCAGATACAAGGGTGATTGCATCGGAACTGTCAGCACCAGTAATGAGACTGTAATAGTCGCTAGGTTTGAGGATCGCAAAACGTCCTTCTTCAGGAACATCATTCTCGTCGAGTTTCTGAGCTGCGAGGAAGAATCCGTTAATGAGTTGGATTGCGGTGTATGCGGCGGGTGTACCTGCAACTGCTGGAGCAGAGATGTCTTCATTTGGAAGATCAACCTGTCCACCAGTTTTGCTAGTTTGGGTAAGGTTGGCTGAGTCACGAGCAGCAGCAATCATCGTACGGATGTTGGAGTTGTCGTAGAACTTAGCCAGAGCATGACCGAGTTGGTGAGTGTATTCGCTACGAGCATCGTAGTGATTCTTGAGATCATCCAACTGATAGAGCATCGCTGGAGCAATGAGAGGATCATCAATGAAGATCTCCTTTTCGCTCTTTCCGATGTCTTGCAAGTAGGTCGAGGATGCCCCGCCTTCTTGGATAATGTTATGTCCAGCCGTGTGGTATGAAGCGTCTGCATTACCAAGGATGGGGAATTGAGCCGATTTACCACTCGAAATCGAGCGGGTAGTCACAAGACTGTCGGTTACGTTCTTTTCGTCGAAGTTGGCGATAATTTCACCAGCAAAGACTTTGAGGAAGAGGTCGTTAAACCCACTTCCGGCCTGATTGTTGTCAAACCTTGACGGATCTGAAATGCCTTCGTTAGCCATTTTAGAGGTTCTCCTATATGAGAGGTTAAAAGATAAGGGTTAAGTTATCTCGATGCCTGTTCGATAGGTGTCTTCCGCAGAAGGCTACGACATTTGTCGAAATCTGGTTCTAAGCTATTGCATACTCACTTGCGTTATGCAAGTACAAAAAAGCGTCAGACTCAGTGATCGAAAGTCTGACGCTTTATATATCCGCTACAACTACGGACAGGTAAGTGTAAGAAGCTACCCTTTTCGTAAAGTAGTCAATGTGTTGCAAGTACAAAAAACCCGTAGAGCGGAGAAAGAAAGAAAAAACGCTCTACGGGTTTGTGTGAGGCAAGAAACCACAGACTATGTAAAAACTATGCTCTCGGAGGTAAACTTTTCATATCCGTAACTGCAAGTCTTTTTTGCAGATTGTCATGAAATTCCTTGTTACCCGTCTTGTACTTCGGATCTTGCATTGCAACTTTCACCTCTTGCATTGATGAGAAAGGTTGCACACCAGCAGAAGAAGAAGTGTCTCCACGGAATGTTTGTGCAGCAGGAGATCCATTGGCAACCTGGTAACGTGCCTGCAAGTTCTTGACTGCCATACTTGCTTTAGCCATGTCGCCTGAAGTGTAATCGGCATTGAATAACTCAATCTCTTCAGGGGTCAGGTTATCGCCGCCCCATTCTAAGAGTGCGTCATGTTGCTCCTTGCCGCCTGCTACTTGCTGAAGCTTGATCTCCTGTAACTCAATAGTTGCCTGTTGATTGGCAATAAAGCTATCAACAACTTCCTTGGGCATTCCAGCTTCAGTCAACTTGGCGTAAGTATCTTCCGAAAGATTACCTTCGTTTTCAAAGAACTCATTACGAGCATCGTTGAGAGTCTGGGTAAACTCAGTTGGCTCTTGTGATTGCGATTGCTCCTGACGTTCTCCGAGTTTCTTTTGCAGCTCCGTGTACGCCTTGGCCTGTTCTGCAATAGCATCCTCAACACTGCGGTCATCGGACATGTATTTATCCTGCAACCATTCAGGACGTTGAATCTCCTGTGTTTGTTCAGGCTGCGGATTGCCGTCTGGTTCTGGTGTCTCACCGGAAGCCTTAGCCTCCAGTTGAGCTGCCTGTTGCTCTAACGTAGGCCCAGGATCGGTAGTGGATGAAATAGTAACTTCTTCTGACATGTTACATCCTTGGTTGGGAGAGTTTCTTACCGCCGTTTATATCGTCGGTAATTGTCACGTTAGGCACAAATGCAAGTGCATCTGAAACTGCGTTACTACCGTCTGGGTTGCGTTGTCGTGTAGTTACTGCAACGAGGCAACCACCACGCACTTGCTTTGCCAGTAATGCTCTCTCAAATCCGTCTTTGGGTATTTGAATGCTATTCAGCACCTCAAACATGTCTATGTCGCCAATCACCCTAGTGTCATCAACTGGCGTTTTAGGTTTTGGTTCATCCTCCACGATAGGCTTAGTCCTCTTCGTGGTAGGCTTTTGCGTTGTCGGCTTTTTGGTCGCCATGTCTTTTCCTGTGTTTGTGTTATTCTTGTGCAGTCATTTCCTGTTGCTGCATAAATTGGTCGCTGGCAGTCTTCATAGCGTTCGGGCCAAGTTGTGCTGCCATCTGTGCCATCTGCGCTTGCTGGCGTTCCTGTGCAACATCCTCGTCGGAGCGTACCAGTTTGTCTGGTTCAATACCAAGTGAGGTTGCTGTTCTTGCGTAGAACTCACCTGCCGATACGTATTCCTGTGTCACTTGTGGGCCAAATGCTTGTTGTCCAGCCGCAATAAAGATCTGAAGTTTCTGTTGATCATTGCCACGTCCGAGTGCTTCCACGCCTGTTGTAATGGCTGGCTTCACTAGATCTTTTGGTAATGCTGGCAACTTCTTAGCCTTGGTCATTTGCCGGATCTTTTTCTTGGCAATAGGTAACTGAAGTTCAACTGCTTGTAATGAATAGAGTCCACCAAGTGCAGATTCAAGTTCCTGTGAAAGCATACGGATCTCTTCTGCGGTCACACGTTCTGCCTGTCGGACTACGCTGCTATTGAGTAGGAATGCAGCAGAGAGACGTTCCTCAATCTGGTTGATCTGAACCTGGGCAACATTGAAATCGTTCTGTTTCTCTACACGCAGGACTGTTAAATCTTCTGCCCGACCTTCGATAACTGCACCATTGTGAGCATCGGTAATGTCATCTGACTCAGTAATACCGTTTGGGTTATTCAGGAATAGTAGCTTTGCAGCCGCAACACTACCCTCAAGGATTGCCCGTGATAGTCCATTTACTGCAACAAAGTCGCCAAGGTATTCCTCGACAAAGCCACGTCCGTAAGACTCTCCATCAATTCGACTCCAGCGTAGGGGAATGTATTCAAGTTCATCCTCGGTGTATGTTCCCATTGTGGACTCAAGGATTATTCCCTTAACTTCCTGCCAGACTTTATACTTGCCGTCATCTTGTCTGACTACCGCCGTGTAAAGATCTACTGTCTTCTCCTTGTTGCCTGCATTCGGAGTGTCAGGTAATTGCTCTTGCACTTCAGGAGGTAGAGTCTGCGGTGCAACTGTCTCTAAAGTTGCAATGTGCGTGACATTACCCATCGGGTCACGTCGAACTCCAAAGCGATCCATGCGAAACATTCTCATGCCACCGTCTTTCGGCATGTAGAGTAGTGCATTGCCTGCTACGATAAGATGTCGGATTGCTTCAAAGATTGGTACACGCACTGCCTCGACTTCAAGTTCCTGAGCAACTGCACGTTCCACATTGGCAAGTGCTTTTTCTAACTCGGTGCGTATGCCTTCCGTCTCTTCCGGGTTTTCTTCCTCCAGTTTGTTAAGCTCCATCCGGTCGATGGTAAGGCGAAAAAATGGTGCGTTTGGCGGAAGTAGTGCCAGTAGGAGTTTGGACGCAAGGTTGTTAATGCCTCTTGCTCCAATGCTATTGTGCGGCGTAGGCAGGTCACTTGCAGGGCCAAAACCAGCAGGAGGGACTAAGTGAGGTATAGTCAACTCAGACGCATCTCTTGCACGATCCAGAAAGATTTGTCGGTTAGTCTCCAGTGCGGAGTAGATAGACTGAGCTGTTGTCATATTAATTGCCTGTCGCTGAAGTTGCCGCTACTGCTGCTGGACGCTTTAAGTCTTTGAAGGATACGGAAATGTTACCAACAAATCTATTGGTGTGCGAGATATTTAGATCATCAATTACGTGCTGGCCATTCTCAAACCTAGCACCAAAGGCTGTAATACTGCCTGATGATGCGTTACCTGCACGATTGTAGGAAAACTCACTGAACTCATGTTGCGGGATGTTGTTCACTGCCTTGTCAATGGTGTCAGTTACGCAGCCTGAGAGCAGGAAAAAGG